TGTGTATCCATCGCCGTGGTAATCCCTTTCAAATCCTGGAACACCCTAGTATATAACAATCCAACCCGGTCTATATGGAACGGGGTGCCCATAATCGCCTCCACTCCTCCAAACACTTCTCCGGTGGGTGGTACTGGATACCCTGCCTTGCGCATCTCCGTACGCGCGCGTAACACCCCCCGCTTGTAACTATCCTGTACATATAAGTTGGTCCAGGATGATTCCACTGAGCTACCTATGCGTGAATAGTTCGCCGTTTCAAGGATCCCTTTCTCAACCTCCCTCATCAGCCACTTCATAAAACCGTTGAGCTTGTCAGCAGTACGGGGGAAATCAAACGCATACTTTCCCGGGGAGCTAAGTGTGGGGGAGTATGTTTGAGGCATAAGACCAAAACAATCATCCTCCACAATAGCTTTCCGGATTACCGTAATGAGGGCATTAAACCGCCCATTCATAGCTCTCACCCATGCATTACGCAACGTCAAAGTCCGGGTGGGATCATACTGGTTGATCTGAATCATTGAATATGTGGCAGTTGTGTTCATACAGTCGGCGTCCTCCTCACTGGTTTCTTTTTCTCTGGTTCTTTTTTCTCTTTCTCCACCGCTTCTTTCTCCTCAAGCAGCCCCTCCTTCTTCATCATCGCTTCCTCCTCCGCAATGCGCTTCTCCTCCTCAATAACGGCATCTTTGAACATTTCCATAACCTTCTCCCTCTGATCTTCGTTAAGCCCTAGAAACAGCTCAAAGAAGGCTTCTGGTGGCATTATCATCTGTGCTAGGGGATCAGCCGCGTATGCTTTCAATGCATCGGCTCGTATCTTACCCACTTCTGCTTTGTCCTTGTCGGAAGGAGCGAACAGGTCAAGCCATTCAATTTGATACTCTTCAGTAGAGGGCTTAGGTAGAATCCCGCATTCAATACACATATCCACGAATGGGCGGATAATGTTTGCCTCAGCATGCTCTTCCCTCCGGGTCTGTATCACACCGAACCAGCTGGACTCATCCTGCGAGCTAGCCAGCTCTCCTCTTTCACTCCCAGTCAGGATCCGTTTGGGGATGCCTGTCTCAGCAGAAATCATTTGTATTTGTACATCCACATGCTCAGAAGGACTACTGACCTGTAATTCCAAAGCCTTAAATTCCACCCCCTGATTCACAAGCATTCGGCGGAGGTTGTTTTCATACTCATCAATCTGATTCTGTAGGTCATCTTCCAGCGTTGCCCCAATATGAAAATCATCCTTCGCAATAGCCTGGTAGCCGGGACGTGCTCCCCTCCAAAACATCTCAGCGGAGCCTCCCACAATCTTCTCCAGGTCCAGCAGCCGGTTCCAAACACCCTCCATCACCGGTACTCCCTCAACTTCACTCTCCAATAGCTCCCTGGTAATATGTAACACCCGGGAGTGGTGGGCTACAAATGTATCCGTGGATTGTCCCCCAGGACTGGTTACAGTAATATTATATGTCTCAACAAGGCCAAACCGTGGGTCAGCGGGATTGTTCACATATGAATCTATTTCAGCATGACCCTCTCCCAACGGTTTCACATAATTGAGTTTACGCTTGGTACCCTTTGCTGGGGTGGTCCAATCTTCCACCTTACTGGTGTCGTTGAAGCCCAGGAGCAGCACCCCGTATGTACCAATGGAGGAGAGCTTGTCAATACGTACAAATTTGCTCTTCAGCTTCAATTCCTTCTCCAGCTTCTTCCATGCCTTCTCCAACACGGTGTCCTCATCATCACCGGTTTCGGTAATCACCAACGGTCCCTTCCAAGTGTATTGTATTGGGCGGTTGATAACAGCGCGGGCGATGTCTTGACGATTATACCGGGCGGCATAATCAGCATATTGGATTGTGGTGGGATAGCCCAGCGCCTGATAGATGTTCCGGTCACCGTCATATTGATAACCCAAACGAGCAGACAGAGAAGCCCGGTTGGTCAGCTCTGAAGCGAATGTCATCAGCTCCGTTTTGGAGTAACTATCCAATGTCTTGGCTTTTGGTTCTCTTCGTTTCATATCTTATTTGTTTTCGGCATCAGTCCTCCGCCAATCAATAACTTGCTTACCAGTAATGAGAAATACTATAAATGGGAGGGAGTAAATCAACGCTGTATGTCCCTCTTGGCCTAAATCCATAATGAAGGAATATACCAGCACTACAAAAGCCATTAATTTCGACCATGTTAATGTTATTGCTATCTTCATTATTTCTTCCTTTTAAAGAGGGGACCAGCACCCACTCCGGCCCCCCTTTGTTAAACTAAAAACTATGAAAAAACTACTACACTGTCTTTGGTTCCTTTGATTTGAGAAACCCTATAAAGAAATCCACGATTGACTTAAAAAATAGTATGTTGGATGATCTCAGTCCTGCTGCGGTTGCCGCTGATAAAGCGCCCCACAATAATATCTCATACCATAATCCCTCTGCTAAATATCCTATGTTGATTGCCCCAGCTAAAAAGGAAAGCCCCACGGCAAGAATAACCACTACAGCTATCTTCAGGAAATCATCAACCAGGTAGAGGAGTCGGATCACATATTCACCAAGAAAGGAAGCCACAGCGGCAACCCCCAGATAAGTGGCAAAGAACACGCCGTAATTATCATACAGGTCTTTCCAGTCTGCAACGACTGTTTGAGAGAGCAGTGGTGCGAGCATCAGCACCATAAATCCGATTAACAATAACATTCTTTTTTTCATCTTACTTTGTTTTGGTTAAACATTAAATTATATCAATTGTAATTTCTTCACCTCGTTTTGTAGCGGCTTTCATTTTCTTCACCATCCGCTTCTCATACTTAGTACTGTTCAGCACCATTCCCTTCCTCCGATTCTCCCCCGGGCCTATACACCCAAAACTATCCTTCGCTGTATTCAGCCGGTGGAAACGGATCCCCGTAAACTCCGGCACATCCAGGATCATCGGCAGGAGCCTCCCAAACTTCGGACTCATGCTTAATTCCATTTTATAGATCCCATATCCAATAGCAGTTTCCCCAAATACCTTCTCCTCAATATTCAAATCCCGGTAATGGTCCTCAATGGTATCACAGAAGTACTTACCTTCCAAATACAACCTACCAATGGTGTAATCTGGTCCCAGGTATATTCTATGTAGTTTCCACTTCATCGCACGTGTATTATATGTAACCATAATACGATCACAATCACAACCGTCACCGCAGACAACACCACCAACCAAATCCTGTTGCCATAAATCATGGATATGTATTTTTTAAAATACTTTTCAAACATCTTATCAATCAATTCTTCGATCTTATTCAACATCTTTTCATCCCTATCCACAATCCACTTCATCAACTCCCTCGGACAATCTTCTGGCTTAATGATTGGAAAATCAGCTTCAATCTGTGACTTTGTTTTCTTTTTTGTTAATGTTTTTGGTGCCATGGCTATTCACTATTTAGAGTATCTATAAGTTCAAACTGTATATCATGTTCAAATAATCGTCCCACTCCTGATCCCACTCCTGGGACCGTGTCAATGAATCGGGGAGGAGCGGGCAAAACATCCCCATATTCTTGTTTTTTTTTAAAATAGTTTCCACAGCATCTTGCATCGCATCATCCGTCATCTGCTTCTGGTTACGGATATAGAACTTAGCAGCACTCTCCATGTCCACCATACGCTGACCCTGCTTAACTTGGGAACCCATAATATCTTCAAGCGTGTCCTGTATCCCTGTAATATCCTTTGCCATGAATCCCAACTCCACATTATTATACTCCACCATTTCCAGAATATCAGTCTGCTCATCCTTCAGCCCATCGAAGAAAGTGAACACCCCATACAGAATAGTAATACTGCCAGCGGCAATCCCAAAGCATTTTAATATGGTCCAGAATAGTTTCATAACTCTTTCATTTTACTCGCAGGGGCATTTGTCCATGATTCATATATTTAAATTCCATTAGGTTCTATTAGCGGTTATGTACTTTGCTATGATGAGAATTTGTTTCATAATTCATAAATAGGTATTGCAAATCCGACTATTAAACTCCAACTCTTTAGCCACACCTTACCGTGATCCGGTATGGTATTCATTGACTTATCATAAATCGAAGTGGTCCCGTTATAAAGTAGTGGTAAATCTCTCGTGGCGTTGTAGAACGAATCAAATAAACTGAGCCGGATAAAGCTATAACTCAGAATGTAACTGAGCGCCTCTGATCGCTTTACATGGAATACGAACGGTCCACCTATTGCGGCTCCAATCTCAGCGGCGTGAAGGGCATGGCTCCACTCTTTCTCCCCATTGTCATACAGTCCATCCGCAACAGCCCCCAGTGCTACCGTACCGATATGATACGAAGCTACAGCAAGTCCTTTCTTCCAGTTCTGAGCCTGACTATTTAGACTTAACAGACTTAGAATTATCGTTACTAATATCAGTCTTTTCATCTTTGATTAGTTTATCATCTATTTTTCGATCCTTAAACTCCTGTTGTGAATTGCTTTCAAATTGTAATTTAACGATCTTTGGCACAGCTGTAAATAATGCGGGAGTCTCGGATGGTTTGTTAATAGTCCTTTCATGAGTCTTACGGCATACAACTAGGGTTATAGGATCACCATCTGCCGAAACATCTGAATCCGTCCATCTATAAATAACATCTTTTGTAACTGTTCCGTTATCAGGTAATAATTCTACATCGCTAGTGGTATCCGTTTCTGCATTAATCTCATCAACGGCTGAGGCTAGGTCAGGATCATCTAACAACCTTTCAGGAATCATATACCTACCATCGGGAAGTTGTACCGACCTAATCTCACTGAATTTACCAACCAGTTTACTTATAGGATTCTTTAATATTATTACTTTCATGATATGACTCCTTTCCCGCTAAAATCCATTAAGACCTCTAAAGCATCAGTGACAGCATCTAACTGCGCCTTGCTCATAGCTGATCCGGCCATGAAAAACGATTGTGTATAAGTAGCAAATTGTGAGGCTGTATCATTAGCGTCTTTTCTTGCTAACGAAGCCCATCCGGGAGGCATTGCTTCAGGATTTATATAATCACCACTTACAGATGTAATCGTGGATGTTGACTTATTATTATAACTTTCTTGATTAGCTGAGTTGTCTCTCGACCCGGCAAACACTCCATCGGTATAATCCTCAACAGCTACCTGAGTATTCGTTTTTGTTGGTAAATAAGTACTAGCACCAATGATATACAAGTAGTTCCTATAATTCCGATAACCACTCATCCCATTTTGCGTCCCCGACCTTGATATATAATGAAACTGACAAGCATCATTTAATAAATAATGTGTGAACTCTGATTCAAGTATATTATGATTTAACCAAGCAGATGATCCATCCCCAGTAAAACCTACAAGAGATGTAAATGTGGGTGAATTAACCATCGTTGAATCATGAGTACCTGGATTCCTACAATTAATCAATGCTTCGCCATCTGCATTACTATGTTGAGCGAATAAGTATATCACATCCCTTGTTGAAAATACAGATTGATTTACAAGTACTTTAAAGAAAGTATCCTGAGCCTCTGCTAATTCATCAGATGGCTTATTTGTCATCGCATCATATACGGTTTGATACTCATCACAGAATCCACCCCCAACCCGCCGCAGTAAATCAGTTAGCACTGGCCTCATTACAGGCACCAATATTTTGCTCAGCGCCCCCATTACCAGTCAAATCCAACTATTACAGTACCAGAGGAGTAAACAGCATTCTTCACCCCCACTCTCCACCGTACCCCGGCACCATGGTCATCCAACCGGAACCGTGCCCCGGTTTCCAGAGTCTCATCAGTCACATAATCGGTCCAGGTAGCTCCCACATGGGGTAACTTGTACTGGATCGTTACTGTGGCCGCTCCCCCTCCGCTGACGTTCAGGAATAGTTCGTTGGCATTTACCTTTGACATTGAAACCGCGTCTGACCAATACCCATCCTCCCCTGGGGCGGTGTCTATTGAAGCATAATAATAACGCGGTCCATTTAATTTTGCATTTCCAGCCATCTTTTCTATGGTTTTATATTAATTGTTATTTCTTTTTTACAAGCCTGTGGTATGCTTACAGTATGTTAAATGTACTCTAATTGCTCCCGCAACCGTTCCACCATTATTGGTATAAGCAGTACTATGTAAACTTATAGCTCCATTATCAGAATATACGACTTCAGTAGCTATTGCACCCACCCTTATCATCACATCAGCAGAAGCTGTCAGGAAAGTAGCATCAGTAATAGCACTTGACATAGTTACCTGTGCACCGTTCACCCCTACCTGTACAACAAGGTCATTACTACCTCCGGCAAAATCAGCGGTTGAATGATCGTAAATTAAGAATGCTGATACAAACTCCAGCGTATATCCTGCGGTGGGTGATGCTACTAATATGGCTCCATCTGCATGCCCAATATCTCCTGAAGCGGTTCCTACAATCTTTGTAGAATCTATGGTTACAATAGTTGTATATTCCGTGACTGTTGGCGTTTGCCTTATTCCAGCCACCGTTAACGTGGAATCCAAGGTTACATCATCCTCAAACGAAGCGTCCCCTGTTACTGTGGAAGCTCCTGTGACCGTTAAATCACCACCCACGGAGGCATCATCATCAATTACCGCATCATCCGTCACATTAAGGTCCGCAGTGGTGAAATCAATAGCTTGTGCCTCCAGGCTATCCCGGGATACATCTGCCAGGTTCTGTGTCTTAATTAAATTCCTTCGCTCCCGGGCTGTTAATGGTCCTGCTGGCCCTAAATTAATTGTTGGTACAGGGTCCTGTCCAGCTGCCATGAGTATTCCAATAAATAGTATCAGAATAGTTAAGCCAAATCTCTTTAATGTTTTCATCTCAGTTATGTTTTTATGTTAACAATATTGATTCATTATGTACTAACACCGGATCAGTCTCCGTAATAGTCTGTTTTTTCGAACCATTACAAATAGGACACACTTCTGTTATTGGTGTAGTAGTATTCCCCCAAGGAGAAGTTGGAACTGAAATAAAGCCCATTCCCCCGCACGTCTTACATAATACCTCGTATGTTTTCATAATTACTTAGTTTTTCTATTCGGTGTAGTCCGGGTTGGAGAGCATCCCCCACGCCCACGATTGGATCTGGTACCTTTTCCTGAACTGTCTCTTTTTGGTGTTCCTTTTGTTTTTGTCATAGTTCCTTATCTTATTACCCTGGCCTCCTTACGACCCACAAGTATGTTATACGCAGCACTACCAGCATCCACCTGATCTTTGAAAGTTCCAAGAGGGAACAACTCAAACTCCTGTTTAAAATTAGGCCACCAATCACCTCGAATAGCTATTACATTATGATTATTTACTGCAACGCTGAAAGGATCAGCCCGGAATGCTTTATCACCCGTTGGTCGATCTGCTATGGCGTGGAATCCTGCTAGGTTATTTAATGTAGCTTGTGCACTTTCTTTTCCTCCACTCCCCGGCTCTTGCTCCACTCCAATGGTGTATGGACGGTTATGACATTCCAGTGAGTCAGCCTCCGCTGCCGATTTCAAATTGCGTTCCCGCTCCTCTGTGGCCCAACGTCCGGTTTTGCTATCATGTATAACAATCTTACCGTTTCTCATCAGACTCATTTTCACTCCAGCACTCCTGGCCCCTGTGCCTCCTTCTGTAGCAGCCTTATCCCAATACCTGACTGTTCTCATTAAATTAGTATCACTTGATAACCGGTCAATCACCTCCACCCGGTCCATCTTGAACATTCCTCCGCCTGGTGGAGTGGGGTTCTGACCAATCTGTCCTGCAAAACCATATTGTCCCAAAGTCTTTTCAAGGCTCTTTAATACATCCCAGCTTAAACGTACCGGGTCCATCAAGTCATCAATATAGAATTTCTCAAGCTCTGGTGGTTTCAAATACTTCTTATAATTTCGGATCTCTCCAGGTATGCAAATATGACGTACTCCTTCTGGATCATTCTCCAACCACCAACCAGTGGGGTCCTCCTGAGCCAACCGCTGCATTATCATAATTGTGGTTGATACGGCTTTGTTTGTTGACCTGGTAAAGAGGTTCTTCAAGTGGTCCTGTGCTGTCTTCAAACCTACCTCTGATACACTTCGCCGGGGGTCAATAATATCATCAGGGATTCTTATGTGTGCATGGAATCCCATAATCCTGGCATCCACTGAAGTTGAAATTCTACCACCGCCTGATTGGATGCGTGGTGCACGACCTGGTTTCCTCGGCTTTTTCTTGACTACCCTAAAATTTGACTTCACATCTTTGTCCTGTCTTATTGCGATTTCAGGGAAGAGTAATTGGAATTTATCCGACCTTATTATATCACGACTGTATTCAGCACTCTCTAAACTCAAGGTAGCACTATGGCTACTTGTTATGAACCTCATCCAATACCAGTTCACCCAACACCACACTGGAAAGAATATACTTACTGTAGCAGTTTTGGTTGTACCAGGACTTATATTTATAATCAGGTCATATAGCTTATCTTCTCCTGCCGCTACTCTACGGGCTATTATTTCTAACTCTCCACACAGGTATTCTATATGCCAATTACTCACGAATTCGTCTTGGCTGTATGTATCCCAGAAATATTGTATGAAATAAAATAGGCTTCCTTTTGTTAGAGCCCGCATGCTTGCTACTGGATCTTTCAGTGCACCTTGTAAGTATTGTTTGTCGTCCTGGGTGAGATCTTTGGTGGGGGATGTTTTCGGTGCCCGTTGTATGGTATTATTGGAGTTGGACATCGCTGAGTTGTTTCAAGTTTACTTCAAACAATAACGCTTTGACCTCATCACTTAGATCCTCCATACTTAGTTCTTCAACCTTATGTATGTTGATATCTCCACTGTGATTTACATCCATGTTAACATTTGTGATTTCTGCCCACCCTAGTTCTCTGCCCAGGATTGTCAAATACTTGATCGCTGCCGGCGTGTCCGGTGGATAATACTTAATAATAGGAACCATGAGGGCTTCTGTGTGTTCTTCTATTACATATCCTTTTTCATTGAACACTTTTACACGATTGGTTAGTATGTGTGTATCAGGGCGGGTAAACCCTACAGCTTTTTGGAATAAAGCCTGTGACACTTGTAGCATGCATTCCGTGCGGCCTTGCTTTACAGCCCTTTCGAAATCCTCTCGATGTCTCATCCAATAATCAATCGTGCCTTC